ATTAGGAATATAGACACTGCGACAGGCAAACATGTCTAAACCAGAAACCTCTTCGTGCTGTGGTCCACGTATACCTTGACCGCGTAATCAAGGCCGCTATAGGTCGCAGTGTCTATATTCCTAATGTTTGTCGTCGGATGTTGACAAAGTATAGTTTATATACATTATGGATTGTTGTCTTTATGTGGAATAACACCAAAAAACTAAATCTTCATGAACACAATTCTCCTACATTCTGGTTAAACATGACACTTGATTCATATGTTTACATCGGATAGTTTTTCTTAATAAAAGCATAGAGCTGAGAAAGCTCAGTTCAAACATACATTACAACATACACTCACACCATCCCGATCATAATACACACATACATCACTTACACATACAAACAATAATGGTCTTAGTATGGCAAAGACTACTAGAGATCATCCGCTGATACAATCCGCCTATTTATACTACTGAGGAATTTTTACATTCTCAATAATTGCAGTTCTACAATATGTATAAATTCCGATTCTTCTTTTTACCACGGTAGATCTCTTGCAACCACTGGGTTATACGGCCATAGTCCATTGATCTGAATGTCATAAATTTGGTCGATGACACTGAGTAACAGCCTCTTCGGAACCTTATGAACTATAGCACATAACAAGCAGTCTGTACAGATAAGAAAATCATCATCCAACATATACACTGCTTGATGTTTTTCCTCATCACTTGCCTTCAAGAATTCTAACAGTATTATTATATCACGTTTCTTGAGATAATGGTCGCAAAACAGTGACCCCCCACTACATCTAGAGCAAGATCCTATGCCAGGGATGATTTGTCTATTGAGACATTTGAGAGTGGGTATATAGTGGTACAAATTGCATATGTCTAACTCCATGGTATTATGAGAGATCAAGCATTTTGCTTCGGCAATTAACCACGACAGCTCTTGAACTACGTCATCTCTGCAGAACACTGACTCGGTCTCCATATTGTGAACTACTCCCGCATTACATCTCGTTTTTCTTACTACTAGAAATATTTAAAGATAACTCCCAGCGTCTACTAGACGCTAGGACCATAGTTGATACGGCTCCAATGCTGCAGAGCCACTGTTGACACGGACCATCACCAAAACGAAATCCAATTATTGACGGGCAAACAGCCCCAGAACTCAGAAACTCACTTCTTCCTTAGCTTGTTGAAGCCAGAGGTCCCGACATGCCCAGCAATCCTTTTCTTCCTCTCGAGGAGGAGATCATACAGGTTCTGCGGCCAGCTCTCGGCTTCAACAAACCTGTAGTCATTGTTGGCAATGGATCGGATCACAGGACCTATGGCCTCATGGATCTGGCTGACTGAGAGGTCATAGGTAGTGAACACAGCCTCTGTGGTTGTTCCAGCAAGAGCTAGGACGGCTTCAACATCCTCCTTCATGTAGTCAACCTTTGGAGCAGCAACTTTCTTCGGCCCTTTCCCCTTGTCCTCCACAGGCCTCTTGGTACCCTTAAATCCCTCGTTGAGAGAATTAGTGGTATGCTTGATGTTCCTAGTCTGGGCAGCTAAGGCAGTGACAGACTGGTCCAGTGATTGAATGAGAGCCTCAAGGGCACGAGTCAGATGTTCTCCCTTCAGGCGATAGCCATGCAGGAAGATGGATGAGTCTCTGTCATCAAAGTCTTTGATAGTCTTCTTCATTGACTCGAGGGCATGGGCTTCTGAATGAGTCACCAGGATGTCAAGTCTAGCCTTGTCAGCTGATCCACGAGGAATTGGGGTCCTCTTTGAAATGCTCCTCAGCTTCTTTGAAATGTCACTGTGGGCAGACGGATCGTCAGCATCCACAACTCTCTTCTTCTTGTCTGACTTCGGAGTGGCCTTTACAGGAGACTCCTTAGTCTTTCCAGCCTCTGGATCCTCTAGCAGAGATGCAAACCTTTTGATCTGATCCTTGGTAACCCCTACATAATTTTGCTGATGCTCTTCTAGTCCATCTGTGTCTCCAGTCACATTGGTGTCCTTGATCTCTCCTGGCTCCAGGCCTTCTTCTTCCTCAGTGGTAGGATCTTCATCTTCCTCGACACGGGTCTCTTGAGCTGCTGCCTGCTCACGCTTCTCCCTAGCTTGTCTCTCCCTCTCGGCCTTGGTCGGACGCTTGTTCGCCATTGTCTTCTGCTCTGATGGTGTAGGTTATCTCGTTTTTCTTACTACCAATAACCTTATAGACCAGTATTATACTGGCTAGATATGCACCTTATGCGCATATGCCCAGCTACTATGCCAGGTCTTATGGTGAGGCTCGGGGAACTTGCATCAATCGACTCATAAAAACAAACTTAACCCCATCCGGGGAGACCATATAGGCCAGGTGCAGCAGAACTCTTATTTATCATTTCTGAGGAGATCATCTAGATCAATCCTCGTCTTCACTGTCAAGGGTGACATCATTGCCGTCAGCAGCTTCTTCATTCTCAGACAGGATGAGGACAAGCCTGGTAGCCCATTTGATGGGAATGGCCTTGGCCTCATCTGTCATCCTCTCAAGGTGAACTATGCCCATAATGTTCTGATTTCCTGCAATACCAATCAGTGATGCCATATAGGCCAATGCACAAACCAGGTTCTTGCAGTTCTTGGTCTGAATCCTGCTGAAGTATGCATCGTTGAGAAGCCTTGCGTACATCCATGTCCCCTTCTCTTGACCATCAATTCCTCCTAGAAAGTGACTCACGAGGATATCTTTGATCTCTCTGAGTGCATCCCTGGTAGTCCTGTGCCAGAGTCCACTGCTTAGTTCTTCAGGGAGGCAATGTGAGCCTAGGCAGACTTTGACAAACAGACTGACAGCATGCATTCCAGTGAGTGCCAGGTGCTGCTCATAGAGAAGTCTACACATCCCCTTGGGGTCTGTCAGCTCAGAGAAGGAGTACAGGAATGGAAGTAATGCATTCCTGTACACTTCTTTGTTGGTGTAGATCTCCTTAAGGCCTTCTATGCATCTCCTGTCAGGTGTCAGGTAAGTCAGGGGAAACTCATCCTTGTAGAACCTGTAGTACTTTGCCTTGATCTGTTCAAAGGCCCTCACATAATTCTCAGCTGACTTGGTAAACAGCCTCAAGGTGCTTGCAGCAATGTAGCAACATCCTTGGACGTAATCCTCTTCACTCAGGTTCTCTGGCAGTTGGTATTCTCCATCTCCTTTAAACTCAATCCTGGTGTCTAGGTATCCTTGTTCCATTTCTTGAGGGTCGCATGGGTTCCTTTCTGGAAACACCTTGGCACCATCTGCAAAGCTGAACAGGTTATACGCAGCTATCATGATGTCTCTGGCTATCTTCTCAGTAACTGAGCTGGTAAGACCTATAACAACGTTGTCACAGATGTCGATGAGCTCTTCGATATCGAGGTGCTTCAGCTCAAAAGTGGTCTTCCCCAGCATGGCAGCATCTGTCCAGGTGTCGATATTTCCGCCATACTGATTGGCCATCCCCCTGTTCTGCTCGGCAGTCAACCTCATCTCATCTCTGATCCTCAGAACCTTCTTCTTCTTCTTGATACCTCCCTTTTTGACACCAAGTCTAGCAGAGACCTTGGGCATAGGTGGAGGTTCCTCATTCCCCTTTGTTGACTTCTTTCTGCCCTTGATCTGTCTCTCCTCATCAGACTCCTCCTCTTCTTGTTCCATGTCTGCGTCTTCATCTTCTGCTTCTTCATCATTGTCTCCTGGCTCCTTTGAGTTGTCAGAGTCAGGTACACGTCTTCCTGTCTTCGGATCGTAGTAGGGGGCATTCATGTCGAAGCCCATTCTTCTCAGTTCTTCTGGAGTGTGCATCGCCATTGTCCTCCTGCGCATCCGGGCTCCAACCGCCCTTGCATTGGCTATCGTCAAGTTCTGCTGAGACAGTTTCGGTATCGCCATGGCGACACTGAGACCGATCGGTATCTTGATAGCTAGCGTTAACGAAACGCTACACGATAGGGTCTTGGGAATGAGGGTTTTTGCTCTCCCCCATAA